AGCCTTGATGAAGAAATCAGTGTAATAGGGAACGCCTGCTGTGGTGTCTAGAAACCATTCTCCTAGAATAAAGCGAAGCCTGATCGCTAAATTTTGAGCGATTTGATCACGGCCTTCTACGAGCTGAAGGTCAAAATTTTCTAAGAGTAAGTCGCCGGTTGTGGGATCCAGCGCGATATCTTTCATGAAGCCCCGCTAATTCAAAAACATTTCGTAACGTGTTTACGGTTGGGTCTTTGAGTTAGCAGGGTTGTTGAGAACGCTTATAGGCTATCAAACAAATAGAGTATTAATAGCAAAAAGCTGAGTATTAATTTTATTTGGGTCTTTGGGTTAATTGAGAAGAGTCGCTTTTAAGGGATGGACCCTTTTATGGAGTCCAAAGCGAACTTTAAAGTTGCGTAATTGGGTACTGTTCCTTGGAAAATTGGGCTTCCTGGCGCTGTCGTCACAGAAGTTGTCAAAATCCCAAGTATACTGCTGACGATATCAAGCAATTCAGCCGATGCATTTCCTATCGCCACTTTTGAAGCTGTGTCAATTTGAATATCTCCACTAGCTTTAATTCTTATACTAGAGTTTTTATACGTTAAAAGCACGTCTTCGTTGTTATCTGATAAAGAATTTTCTGAAAAGGGCATTAGACCCATGATGGCAACGGCATCCGAAAGGTCGAATTTTCTAGGGTCATTGGGGGCAACTATACCCCCAACTGATTTCCAAAGATCAGTGCTTCTCTCAATGAAGAGGAGCAAGCAATTATCCCCAGATTTGACGGGAAACGTTAGACTAGCTCCTCCCGATTTCGGGAAAATTACGGGAACGTTATTGAGGATCGGCATTTCTTGAGTTGTCCCATCCAAATAACTCTTCTTTAAACAGGGCTGGATTGAAGCCTTTTGAGTTGAGTAGTCATAAGATATGATTTGACCAGGAAGCGCCGTATGGACGTCATATAATTGAAATTGGATAGCCTGTCTCATTGCATCGGTCATTGTGGTCATATTAAGATGATCTCCATGATTGAACGCCAATTCGGACCGAAAGTATCTCCCTCATGCTTGATGGAAAAGACCGAATACGGTCCATCAAGTCCGATTCTCTGCGATTTTACGTTGATTAAGTCTCCTGGCAGAATGTCAGGGCGAAGCGTTGTAGTAACGATGTAACCCGTCTTTGGGCCATCTAGGTAAAGACTGGCCCTCTTATCAGTAAATCTCTGGGGGATTCCGATCATGCCAGTGTCGGCATTTATCTCTACAGCTGGCTTAGAAGTGGTCCCAAATTGGGGGATGATTTGGAGCTTTCCGTTTTGGACACTCCATTTTAATCCGAGTCGGGATACAGTTTTATCGATCGCATTTTTGCCCATTCCTATAAATTCAAAGCCCTGCTCATAAACAATGTTATCAGTAGGAGAAAACTCAGAAATAGTAAGCCCCATTTGCTGCGCGATCGTCTCGACAACCTGGCGCACTGCGACCTTTTCCTTGAAGCTAACGGCGATATTTTTCTGGTTAAGGATTCTCTCTCCGTCGCCACAGTCCAAAGTGGTGATAATTTCTGGCTGCTCATAAGCATGGCTGACCTGGGTTGTATTCCCAATGAAAAGCAACTGCTCTCCTGCATCTTGGCTATATCCGGCTGATACAATGACTTGGTCTCCATAGTCTTTAATCCTGTTTCTGTTTTCTTGGCTTAAGTTCCATATTTTTACCGAGGCCGTATTGGCTGACCATGCTAAGTTTTTCTGCATAGAGAAAGCTATCCGCAGATTAGCAAGCTTTATGCTTCCGATGTATCCACTAAAAGTGGCGTTTCTCAGATCAATTTCAACGCTGGCAACTCGGTTAAATCGGGTCATTTAGACGAACTCCCCTAGAGCGTAGTAAATTAGCTCAGTTACATCTCCCATGTCATAGCGTTGGATTTTCCCCTGACCACCGATAATGTTTTCACAGACGATATCGCCACTTGGCTTGCCATTGGCGACATACTGAGCCGTTAAATCGTAATTGGCGACCACCTTGATGCCGAGAATGATAGGCACTAAATCGCGGGTTAAAATATCCATGACCCAGTATTCATTCATTGCATTCCAACTGAAAGAAAGAACAAAGGTTTGACTGCCAAGTTCAATCTGTTCTTGCCATTGCGAGGGTTCTTTGAATGGGATGATTTGCATTATGCGACCCCCAAGATTTGATTTTTCACAGAGAGAACGGTTGGCAAAATATTGCCGGGGATGGGGGCTAATGATTGGACCCCTACGTTAATTCCGCTGGATGCTTGATCCTTCAAGCTATCGACTGGGTCGTTTTGAATGATTGGATAGTTGGCATTAGAAGCCACGGTGTCCCTAGGTATTTTAGTCTGAATCCCTCCAAAAATGTTTCCTTGGTCAAGCAGCAACCTCACAGAGGTATCGAATACAATCCTTTGAAGTTCAATCGTAAAGGTGAGGGACTGACCGGTCCTTATGTCTCTTGGCACATCAAGAGTCGTAATAGCCATGTTCTTATAAACTTTTAGCCCCGTTACGACGGTCACAACATCTCTATTTTGATGGAGCTGGATCAAGCGATTGAACGCATCGATAGATCGATTAAAAGGGGCGAAAATAGAAAGAGGGGTGTCTGTCACGAGTCCGACCAAAACCACTATGTCCGGTTCATTGATGATATGATCAGAAACGATGGTCCCATCTTCCACAGGATAATTTGTCACGCGGGATGCAAAGCGATGCTCTTCGCGAATGGTCACATCTAAATCGATCGATCCGACTTTAGGACTTGGGTATTTTTTCCCGAAAAGAAGAGATAAGACCATCATTCCACCTGCGGGTTGTTGTTATAGATTTCCCTTACCTGATCGATTAGAGCGGTTTTAATGGCTTCGTCGACGGTTTCACGTAGGACAACTTGCTGCTGTTCAGTTGTTCCTGGAGGGACTTGCATCTCTATTTTCGTATCGATATTGAAATTCTGTTCTGTAACTGCAGGAGCAGATTTTGCAGCCTGATTCTCCATGATCCGGTTGATCTTCTGGGTGGCTTCCACTTCAAAATCGGGGATTTCGGCTAAATCGGCCATGATTTCTCTTTGAATTCCTTCGCCGATCAAGTTGAATGCCCCTTTAATCCCTCGAGCTACATAACCAATGCCTTTCATGACCACTTCTAGAACTTTTACACCGGCGGTGATAGCAGGTAAAATGTCCTCGACAAAGGCTATCTTGAAGGATTCAAAAGTATTCCAAAAAGAGCGGATCGATTTATTGACGTCTTCAAAAGCAGGGAGAGAATTTTCAAGGGATTTTGCATAGTCGGCATACTTAGCCGTCAAAACATCGAGATTATCACCAGCTTCTTGTGCAAACCTGATGAATTTTTGGGCATCTTCCTCTCCGAAAAAGAACTTGGCAATAGAGAATTTTTCGGTTTCTGTGCGGGCCTCATTGATTCTCTTGAGGATATCTACGAAGAGGTCTCGAGCATTCTTAACTTCGCCAGTGAATTTATCTCTAAATTCAATGCCTGTGTAGTAGGCAATATTTGCTAAATCACCCATGCCGTATTTGGCATCACGCAGCATCTTGCTAAGACTTCTCAGGGCAGATTCAAAATTCTTGGGATCGATTCGGAAGTCTTCAGCGGTTCTTCTCAGCTTGAGAAATTCTTCAAAGGAAATGCCAATGCTTTTCGCTAAGTCGTTGGCATCTAGTGTTGCATCGGAAATATCCTTAAAAAACTCTAGGGTCTTAGCTACAAAAGCTGTAGCGGCTGTGGCGGCGATAGCGAATTTTGTTTTAAAACCGATAATGGTGCGGTTGAAGTCTTCAACCCCTTTCTTATCGACTACAAAACCGAGGACGGTGGTAAGCTCTCTGACTACTGTCATTTCGACCCTTTTCTCTTAGATTCTTCCAATAGATCGAGACGCATATCCAATAGAGCATTTGCCCTCAATAGATCATCTAAACTCCATGTGCGCTCGATCTCCTCTAAAGAAGCAATTCCTTCCAATATTATGCGCCAGAAAAGGAACTCATTCTTTATGTCCGGATGGAGGTTTTTCTCGTGTCTGGCTGACGATTCTGCGGCATCGGTGTTACGTTCCCGAATAGGCTTCCAATACCGCTCTCCCCAAAAAAAGAACCAAAGTTGCAGTCGATGACAAACCATAAAACTTGCATAAGTGTTCCGAGATCGCCAGCGAACTCTATGTCGATCACTGAATCGGTGAGCTCCATCCCGTCTTTTCTCACTCCTTGGCAAAGTTCGAGCACTAAGCTTTCAAATGTTTTATCATCGAGCTGCGCCATTAGGGACTCGACTGCGCGGACAGCCTCAGCTTTTGAAAAGGGGAGGCCAGACATGCTTTCAGCATTGCCTCCCGGGAGAAAAAGCTGAGCTAAAGCAGGGCCGAATAACCGTAATAATTTAGCTTTTAAGCGCAGAGCGCGTCTTGCTGGCAATTGAGTGACAGAATAGACAGCTCCTTTAATTTGCTTTTCTTTCGTTTGTATCATGTGTTTACTCCATTGCTACCTACAAAGACATCGAGATCGACTAAGTCCAGAACCCATTCGCGATTTGCAAGATCTTTTCCGAATTCTGATGAGGGGTATTTCTTGACCCAGCCGGTCGCGCTAAAAAAGATAGAATTTCCGCTCAGATCTTTGACGAGGATAGGGACAACGCCTGCATTTGTGAGTTCATCGGCATTGGCAAACCCAGAAAGCACGTCGTTACTTGGGCTGGATTGCTTAAGGGTAATGATCATATTTCCAGAGCGGTTATTACTCTTGATTCGAGTGCTAGTGCCGTCAGCTCCAGTCACTTTTGTCCATTGATTGTCATCTCGGTCAACAGTAAGAAAAGAACCATCAGCGAAGCCGCTCATTGGAACCCCACCTACCGTGATAATGACCTGCTTAGGGTCGTAAGTTCTAACTCCCATAATTATCTCCTAGTCTTTTAAACGGTGACAGTTCCTGTGATTTTAATTTCATGAATTGCTCCTGCCAAAGTGGCTGTGAATTTGACGTTTCTCAAAATCCGCTGAGCTTTGTCATTGGGAGGAACATTTGCAGCTTTGGGTACTGTCACTTCAGGGGCAGGGTCATTTGCTATCAAATTATTAGTGATTCCCAGCTGTAAGGCTCTTTTTACCTCGGATTCAATCGCTGTGATACCCGCATCGGTGTAAGGGACCTTGTTGCTATTCACTAAAACCGAGTAGACAAACTCTTGAATTCTCGAAGTCAACCAGTCTACCCCTCGTACAATATCAATGAATTCTCCTTGAGCCACCGTGCCTTCTCTAGTAATCCCCACTCCGCCAATGAATTCATAGGTGTTGGCTTTTTTATTCCTTGCGTTTTGGGATTGAGTGCTGGTGAGATTGGAGTAGGAAATAGAGTTGAGTCTTTTGAATTTCCAAGTTTCTGATCCTGGATCCAGAGGCAGAACCCCTCCAAACCAGGCACACTCTGGAAAGTCGTTTTCTGCGTCTTGGTGGTAGAGAACGAAGGTGCGGATGTAGCCTGCTTGGTTGCACTTAGCCGCGATAGAAGAAAGATCTACCCCTGCAGCTAAGTTGATGATATTGGGATCGGCAGAAGCTGTCCCAAAAAGCTTGATTTGACTTTCTGTCCATCCAGCTGCTGAAAAAACCGTGGCTGCGGTTCTATCGGTCAATGCGAGGGCATACCAGCTGTCGTCTACCAACTGAACGGCATTCAGGTCGTTTACGACTGTATCTGAAGGGGTGTAAGGATCGATGATCAATCCAAATTGCTTACTCAAAATTCCATCGGACACGCCTAAGACAAACCCTGTTCCAGAAACATTGGCTATGATTTCAAAGCTGCCATTGAGGTTATCCGTAGCACTCACCGGAACTGCGGTTTGAGTAGAAATGATTTGAGTTAAGGCAGCTGCGATGTCCTCGTTAGTTTGCACCTCATTCAGAGTGGTATAGGTAAAATCGACTCCGTTGATCGTCACCGTGTAGTCCGTATTAGGCTCTACTTGCGTGACGGTGACACGTGCTTGATCAGGATTGATAATCGTCGAGCTCACATCCAAAGTATAGGGGACACCTGGAACATCAGCTGCCAAGGAATAGGTGCCGTTGAGGTTGTCTGTGGCGGTGACTCCCAATGTTGCTCCATTGATTGCAGTTACCATGGCTGCCGCGATCGACTCAGGAGAAACAGCTTGAGTAGGCGTTGCGATTGCGGCAGTCGGTTGGCTTGCGCCACCGGTTACGACCAAAGAGTTAATGATTGCTGAAATATTAGGCTTTCCGAAGACGTTGATAACAAGATTCGAGCCGGTGATGCTGACAGAATCTACTGCGGCGTTGGCTTCGAGGGCTGTTGCAATATCGTTCATTGTTGTGATCTGATCGGTATTGAAGGGGATAGCAGCCAGAGGGGTCCCGTTTAAGGTGATGGCGATGGAGTTGCCGGTAACAAAATTTCCGCTCATAGTCACTATGGAGTTTTGAGCAGTTGGGGTAGAAGGAACCGTTACGTCCGTCCCATTGATCGTAGTTGTATAATTGAAGGGAGACATGGCAGTTTCGACCAAAATCGTGGCACTATCTACTGTCCGTCTTCCAATGGCTATTTGCTCAGGACTCAGAGTTTGGCTGAAAGCCTCTTGGGCGGCGATATACTCTAAATCTGTAGGGATGAAGTCGTTGGCCACCCCCTGAATACTGCTATAAAATCTGATTCGATCGTTAAAGCGTTTGTGGGTTCCCAAAATCATGAGAAGACCAAAGCCAGCTTCTGAGACAGTTTGGGTGTCTCGAGTGATCTGCACGTTTACAATGTCGCTTAATGGCATATCCCCTCCTAGGGTATTGTGGTTGTGTGATCGTAGACCACGCTTCCGCTAGCATCTTGATAAATTTCTTCTACTTCGACGGTCTCAATTAGACCTAAATTGTCTTGGTAGTCTTGTCCTATCCTGAATAGGACATCCATCGCCGCTCTTTTTTCAAATCGCGAATCCAAAAGTTCTGTCGTGTCATTAATGGGGAAGTGGTTTACGAAAACAATGCCATTGGCCCTTAAAGTGTCCAATACGGTTTGCATTTGGAGACTGCATCTCAAATTCTCAAGGCGGGTAATACAATCCCCTCCATAAGTCTGAATCTGCAGAGTGAATTCTCTATCGCCTACCATATCGACTAACCCATTGGCATCCGCTCTTGGGGTATAATCTTCACCTACTTGATTGAGTGGGCTGAGCAATAAAGTCACATATGGCTGAGCAGGACGTGGAGCATTTTCATTCAAGAAAATCACCGAACATCCAGGGCAATTGGCTAATGCCCAGTCATAGAGGTTGGTCTTTATTGTCTCAAAATTAAGCGGCATTTCTTCTCTCGCCGTATAAAATTAAAACAGAGTGTAGCTGGTGTCCTTCCATATCCAAATTAGGCGCGTAAAACGTGTCATATTTGATGTCGAATAGTCGCCAAGCGTTATCTCTTATTTCTTTCAAAAACTCATTCAATCTTGATTCAAAAATGGCATGGTCTGTTTCTGATATCATTTTAATTTTCATCACTGCCCCTCTAGTCGTAAGACTATGTATTTGTAGTGGTTAACAAGCCCCATTGCAGGCGCGTTTTGCCATGGAAAAACTTGAACAACTTCAAATGTCTTTCCAAAGAAAAGAACCAGGTCAGGGTTTACATCCGTAACTGTATTAATGAGGGTGGAGGTGAAAAGTTTGTAGCCCTCTGAATCTCTTCTTGCTTCTGGCAATTCCTGCATCTCTTCACCTTTCATTGGTTGGATGCTGGAGGTAATTTGAGTATCTGTGTAAGAGCCATCTGCCCATCGTCCATTTGTGTACCCACCGCTTTGAAAGCGTCGGAGAGTGACTGGAGAGCGAAAAATTTCAAATGGCGTCGTCATTTGAGCACCACCTTATAGCGCACGGACTGCACCATTTGACCGAAGTCAATTAACGGCTTGGAGCTCTTTTTGATTGCGATCGTTCTTGGGGAGTTGGGTGGGGAGACAATGGCGCGGATCTTCTGGACGATGAGTTTTGTCATCAGTTGCCCAATCAATCCCAATGACCTTTCGGTTGTGCTTTTCCCATCTAAAATCTTGGTGTATTCACCTTGGATGGCCTTGTTAATCAATGCTTTATTTTCGTCAAAGCTCGTAGACATAAAGGGTCTAGCTGGAATGATTTTTGTTCCAAATTCATTCTCTGCCGCTATTTGCGGAATCGAAAGCCCAGCCGTTTGCTTACGTTGGCCCTTCACTTGAGTCTTGGTAACAGTTCCTTCTTGGAAACCGACCTTGACATGAGAGCCATCTAGCAAAGCGATTTGCTTTTGGATTTCTGCAAACCCTAAATCTCTATCCCTGACAACAACACGCATTGATCACCGCAAAGTTTGGGGGTAAATTTGTTACAGTCGAACCAATCACGGTTCGCTTGATCAAATCCTTGTAGAGCCTGCCATATTGAGTAGCGTCCAAAATCGACGAGTCATTTCCGATAGCTAACCCAATCGAAAGCTCGCCCTCGCTCAAATTAGTTGCGACCCCAGTCTGAGGACTGGTTTGCAATTGAAGCCAGTGAGCTAAAAGATAGACGTAAGCCAATACACCACAGCATGATAAAACCCGCTCATTGACTTGACATCTCAACAATCCAATCATGGTATTGTAATTAGCCAACTTCGTTGGGTCGGTTGTATAAAACTGAGGGGCAAGAACAAACAACGTATCAATGATCGTTTGACTTGGTATTGGATCCGAAATGCTCATTTTCCTCTTCCTCTGCTTGGTGAGAAATTTTGTGTAGCTGTTTTTTGGCGGCGTCTATGACTTTTTCACGGCCATCCTCATCGATAATTCGATTTAGATAAGCGTGGTCATAGATTTGAGGGATGAGTTTCATCATCTCCTTAACCGACTTCTTACCATCCGGTTCTTTGTCTGAAGATTCGGGGATAATCACGATGATTCCTTCTTCGACCCTATGTTGAAATAAAGGGTGAAGGAGGAGGGCTTTGAGTTCGCCCTCCGGAATCTCATTGATCCCTGGCATCAGGCGGCTGGTGAAGTTACAATAGTAGACGTTCTTACCGTTGTACTTGACTAAAGCCATTAGATTCCCTCCCCGATGGACAATGAGAGTGGGTAATAGATGATGATCCCACCGTATCGAGATTCGCAGTTGATGATAAACTCAAGACCACGCTCTTGAGGTGGGTATTGAGTAAATGGCATCGGAATCTCCATCGTGAGCTTATCAGGGTTCTTCTCATAAGCGATCATGATGTCAACGCCGCCAGGACCAGCCCCTTTCAGTTCAGGAACCCAATCCACAGTTGTGATGAAGGGGTTGTTCTGAATGAAGTACTCAAGGATCGTCGTATCGCTGTTTGCGGAACGAGGAGTTGAGGAGATCAAGGTATATTGATCGATAGGAAGGATCAATGTGTTTGGCATTTCAACCCCGTTTGTGAGGGCTACAATGCCATTCGACAATTGGTTCATATCGCGCAAGATTTGATCAGGCGTTTTATTGACCCAAAGTGTTGATCCACCGGTACCATCGGCAGGTACAGAAGCTGCTGGGATATTTGGGTTATTAGTCAGGCCCAAAATATTGGCGGTGTTATCTCCAAACCAAGCAAGTTTGTTTACCTTTTGGTCATTGGCTCTTCGAGTAGCATTGGCCTGACGTTGTGTGAGGCTTCGGCCTACAAACATCGCAGCTCTAATTTCCTGCATCGAATAGCCATAGCTAGCTCCAATGGATTTCACTGGAGTGATGAATTCCTTACCACGAATATCGCAACGAGGAAAGTCGTCGGCATAACTCGAAATGATTCGAGCCAAACCGGTTTCTTCAAATGATTGGTACGTGATTGATTCCGCACCCGCTCCGGCCTCTGTGCTAACAGGAATTAGCTTGATGGCCTTGAGAGGAGGGAACTCAATGTCGTACGACTTTGATTTTATGTACTCGAGCTCACGAGCAAAGAACGCTGTCTCTCCCGCGTCGAGGTTAACGCTAACAATTTTATCCATTTTACATTCTCCTTAGTTCGGCAAGTTGATTTCTAACGTTGCAAGAGCACCAGCGGTAGCCCCAACCGTGTATCTTGCAGTCGGAAGCGCAATAGCTCGGCCCCCATCTGAATCGGCACGGAATCCACCAGGGAGCAGAAGCCCGTTTGCAGTAAATCTCCAGTAAACTGGGCTATCGCTGGTTAGGGTTTGCTCTGCCGCTACATAGACACGACCTCTGGTAAGCAGAGATACGCAATCGCCCTGGAAATAAATCGGACTTCCAAATGATCCGAGAGGATTCAATGGGTTCGGTTTATTTTGAGTTCTTGCGCCCACTCCATAGAAGGTGTCTTGGGTAGTGTTTGTGATGGTTGCTGTGGCTTGCGATGCACCTGCCGTTACTACGAACGAGTTAACGATGGCGACATTTCCCTCTGTGGCTGTCACAGTAAGGGTGTGGTTGCTTGGATCGCTCACTACTGCAGAAGCAATATGAGGTTGAGCCAAGATCGCAGCTGCGATAGCGTTCATTGTTGCAGCACTAGAGGTTGCAAAAGTGATTGGCGCTAAAGCCACTCCGTTGACACTGACGTTAATCACGTTGGCTGTGACGAGGTCAGCGCTAATTACGATAGTCGATAGGTTAGACTGAGGAAGGCGAACGACGTAATCTTGACCGATTACTTTCGCAAGACCTAGACCTACGTTAAAATTCTCGAATGCGATCGGAGAAAGGACGTTTCTAAAGCCGGAATCGGCTAAAAGACCTACGCTTCCGACATCCATTAAAAAGGGATAGCTTAGTTGTGGCATGGTACTTTACCTCCTGGCTTGAAACCATTTTTCATCTTGTCGATCATTGCCTGACGCGCCATTGAGGAATCAGCAGGTTGGTGATCGAATTTAGTTCTGTATTCGACTGGGGTGGCAATGACCTGGGATGGGGCAGGAGTCATGTCTTCAAGCAGAGCATCGAATCTCGCTTGAATGTAGACCGCTGTTTTTCCATCTAAGTTTGCATTCTTTTGACGAGCTTTGATGACTTCCTTCTTGATCTCCAAGTCGGACATATCGTCGATTCTGGCCATGGTTTTAGAATCCAGAACACTCTCTGCAACTTTTTGCAGTTTGACCCTTTCCCTAACGAGAGATCTGATAAATGCAGAGTCCATGTTGTTGTATTTGTCATTCTCTCTGTTTTCCTTCTCTTGAGGCTTTGGGGGGACTCGTTCACCGTTGGGAGCTTTGACAGGAGTTTCATGGGTTGCGTAAGAGTTTTCCTTAGACATATAGCCCACTTCCTTCTCTACCTTTTCTTCTTCCTTGTCGGCCTCTTTTTCCTCTTCTTCGTCGTCTCCATTTTTTATGGAGTTTAATTCAGCTGATAACCGATCTCTTTCTTCGGATATCCTGCTTCTTTCTGCCTCGAGATTTGCGACGCGGGCAAGCAGCTGCTCAACTTGATTAGCTACGTTGTCCTCCATCAAAATCTCGTCATCGTCAATTTTGACTTTCCTTTTAGCCATATTGGCCTCCTCTATTAAGATTTCTTCTGCATCGAAACTATCTAATGCTATTCTTGCCTCGCTGCCCGCTCGGGCATTGTCTACAATGCTTAGGTGGTTGTATTTGATATTGGTTTGACGAAAGTTATAGGGCTGGCCCTCATAGCTTCCTTCTTCTGGAATGAGATCGACGGTATACCCTAGAGAGAGCTCTCTGCGGTTCCTTTCAGTGACTTCTTTGACGCTGGCTAGATCTGTGATCAGTAAGTTGGAAAGGACGAATTCTCCGTCTTGAGTAATTGTTTCCCCTGTATAGCCAATGGCAAGACGTTTGGCATTTTCAGCCGTGACAAGACGCTCTTGAGGATGCCCATTTGTCACAGGAATCATTTTCATTGTGTCTAGGCTATCGATTTTGAAAACTTGGTCTGGGTGACGCAATTCTTTGCGAATTGTTCCGTCTGGATTTTTATAGAGAAAAACGCCGGTGCGGGTGACTATGGCATTGGCTTTTATGTACCCTTCATCAGTAATGAAGGCATCGCCTTTGACTTGTCCTCTATCAAAACGAGCAACATCATTTAACTTCATTTCTCTACCCAAAGATCAAAATGTTAAAATTGCAACTTATTCAATTAGAATAGGTTGGCTAAATGGTTAGCTGGATGGTTGGGTAGATGGGTGTATGGATTACTGGAAATCTTATTGGTTGGATAACTTGATTTCTAAGATTAGTGGAGTAGGAGGATAACTAATTTAATTGAGTCATTTAGATGTCTAACAGTCCTTCTAGTACAGGAACGGCTACACATCGGCAATTATGAACAACCAGGCTAGAATTTTTCTCTCTTATGCTGTAGTATCCCTGTGCTGTTTCAAGGTTGTATACATGGCCAGAAAATTTACTTCTAGTCTTATCGATAACGCGAGCGCTCTCTATTCCCAAGGCTTTAGTTTGCGTCAAATCGCTTTGAGGCTTGCCGTAAACGCCGACAATCTGAGCAAACATCTCCGAGCTAAGGGAATTGACACCAAAGCCAATAGATTTGGCCGAAAGCCTCATAATTTTAAGGAGCTGCCCATTCAAGAATTGTTGCTCCTCTATAGCCAAGGAATGAGTGTCAAGGAGCTCTCCGAAAGATATACTATCGCCAGAAGATCGATAGAACAAAGACTGCGAAAGAATGGCATCTCTGTTCGGAATAGCTCCGAAGCCAATTTTAATCGTATGGCGAAACTCACTATTGAACAGAGAAAAGAGCTTACTAAATCCGCGAATGAAGCCCTCAGGGGCGCAAATCAACCTGTTCATAGTAGATTCAAGGCTGCTAAGAGCAGGCAGGAAAATATTTCCAAGATCAATATCGGACCAGGAGAAAATGAATTCTGCAAAATCTTGCAACAATTTCAAATTCCACATATCCGGCAGTTTGCAATCGAGCGATATAATGTCGACCTGCTTGTCGGAAAAGTCGCCATGGAATTTTCCACTGTCCACACGCGATTGACTAAAACCGATAAATTCTTGCATCGTCTTAAAACAATTTTCGAAAGTAAACTTATTTTTGTTTATGTCCATTTTTGCTCTATCGAAAGTCTGATTTCTAGCGCTAATTATATAATCTCCCAACTCAACATTCTCAATTCTGATCCATCCGCGGTTGGTAAGTACTGGGTGATTCGGTGTCGCTTTCAAAGTACAGCCATTATCCGCAACGATCTCGGTCAAATCACCACTATACCAATACCTAAACAACTTATTCACACTATCAAAGCTAAAGAACTCTAGACTCCCTGGAAAACAATTTATGTCAGTTCCGGGATGGCCAGTATTTTTCGGGGGATTATCCCAACGAAATTTCTTGCCATCATGGGCTCTATGTGTCGCGCGGACTCTTTCATCGCCCGCCGTTTGCCAAACGTATTCTTCAATACCAAGCTCTTGCTGCCTGAGTTTAGTCAAGCTTGCATTCAGCTTTGATGTTTGATCACGCGCAATTAGCTTTGCACGCCGTCTAGTTATTCCGAATCTCTCTTGGATGGATTGAGTCATTGAGTGAAATCTACTCCCTTCCTGCAAGCCTCTTTCGATGATCTGTGCGACCTGATCGAGTTCTTGCTCTGGAATAGAGCGGATTAATTGAGCATTTTGGCTGCTGAACAATTTCAATTGATCTTGCAACCAAGGCTGATCGATGAAGATATCGATTCCGAAAACGGAATTATTTATCCTATCGAACTGCCTTTTGTTGTATCTGGCGATCTCTACGCCAATTACGCTTGCTTCGACAATTGTTTGTTCAACTTTACCCTTTATAGCGCGTATAACAGAATTAATCAACTTTTTTAGTTCATCTGAGAAGTCATCTCCTCTGGAAAGAGAGCCTGGATAGAGCCTCTCTACTTCAAAAATTAAAGAGGGGAGAGCAGGGATGATGATCTCTTGAATATGCTTCTTTAAATCAGCGGTGAGAGAAAACAGAACGCGTCGATATTCTCTTTCTTGCGAAGAGGGAGGGTGCCATTTTGGAGGCTTTTTCATCTTGGTCGAGTTAACTTTACCCAGACGCCTTTGTTTAATTTTAGCCAGTTGGTCGATGGATACCATTGCTATAATGCTCCGCGATACCTAGATCCAACTCCGGTAGGCATAAAATCTGGTCCAATCCCAGGAGGGGGCGTTTCTTGAGCCGCTTTTTCTTTCTCCAATTCCTCTATCTCTTTTGGATCGAATCCACCCTCACGTGCCTCTAAATCGACTTCCGTATTCATTGACCATCGATTCCCTCCAAACCTGGAAACAGCTACTTCTGCCGCATCTAAAACCCCACGATCGAGATAAATAGCATCCGTCTCGGCCACGATTTTTCTTACAAGGGCTTCTTGCTCTTCTGTGTTTTGCCAGAGAGGCACGAATTGGACCGACCAGTTCTCTGGTTCGATTCCGGTGAAGGGTCCATCTTTAGAGAGCATAATGTAGCGAGTGAGTTTCTCGAGCATTGGCTTGAGCTTAGTCTCTTGCTCTTGCTTAACCATATCGTAGAAGTTTCGGACGTCATTATCTCCTGTGGAATTTAATCCCGCTGCGCTTCTTCCAAAGAGCAAGGATATGGGGACGCCAGAGACCGCAGATAGAGCCAACATAAAACGGTCGAGAAGCTCAGGGACGCCAGAGATGTTAGTGGAAGATTTTTCATATTTCTCCTGAGCATCCAATATCATTGTATTGGTTGCACCTTTGGTTAAATTCAAAATATCCAAGCGCTTCATCACCTGGTTATCAGCGCATTGAGAAGCGATCAGCTCGGCTAAATTAGGAATGGACAAGGTATAATTCACAAAGTCCTGCATGATGAGTCCCGCATTGGCAAAGGCGGTAGAGTAATTCCTTAGTTCATTGTAAATTGACTGGATAAGAGGATCTCCCCAACCATTATTAAAATTTTGCTGCCTTGGGGGCAGAATTGACCAATCTGCGCGCAGAATGCGCGAGTGGTGCACATAGAAGAGCGCACCAGTGCGTGTGTCATTTACCGTATAGACGTTGGGGAATCCATAATTTGGGCTGTTGAGATCTTTTTCAAAGGTTCCATCGCGGCTAAATGCCTGGAACCGATCAAAGACGTGCAACCATTTCACATCTCGGATGTTTTTCTCATCGACCGGCTCCTCTAGAGGGAGTCCGTCCGCGATGCCCATTACACATAGCGCACCTCCATAGAGCCTTGCCCAGCGAAGCACCGTGATCAAGTTGTAGCTGGCCTTGATAGACTCCATCTTAGCATTGATCTTTTGTTCTGAGTCGCCCTCTATTTCCCATCCTTGTCGGACCATTTCGGCCGGGACAATGTCCATGATGCGGCGAGATATGCCATCAGAGCGATAAAGTTGATCGAGCTCTGCCTGCTCAAAGATCCTTTCTATCCAAAAATGTGAGTGTACGTTTTTGTCTCGGCCTCGCATGCCAAGCCCTGTGAGGACATTGACCCAGCCGTCAGACTTGACATTGCCGTCTTGGTGGGGAATGCGGCTTTGTTCTTCTGCGGATTTTTTTTCGAAATTGTACGTGCCCATGTTCTCCCAAGGATAAAAAGCTTAAAATGCAGTTCTTTGGGGAGATGGGTAATTTGATATGGAATGTTTAATTCCATTTTTGACTCTAGCACAGATATATCAAAAAGAACAGCAAGTTTCCAGATCTTTATTCAATCTAACTATTGGAGAAACCAATGATCTCTTCTGCTTTTGATAATGCGGTGTCAATATTTGAGAAGACTCTTTGTTCACCAATAGAACCTAAGAGGCCAAATTTTTTAAGATCTTGTTTTGTTTGACCATGTACTCCTGATAAAAAAAGAACGATGCCCTTCTTTTTACATTGGTCGTAAAATTCTTCAATTCCATACATGCCAGAAGCGTCAATCATTGGGACAAAGCGCATACGGAGAATGAAGACTTTCGGCATGAGGGAGAGCGTGTTTAGAAGGTCCCTAAGCATATTGGCTGCCCCAAAGAAAAAAGGTCCTTGAATTTCATAGACTTCTACCCCTTTAGGAACATTTTTCTTTGAGATGTCATTGGGGTCCATTTTTTCTGGGAAATCAACCGTGCTTTCTTGAAAAATTTGAGAGAGAGAAACAGCCTTTGACATTTGACTCATGCGCTTCATAAACATGAAGCTAGCTAAGATCATCCCCGCAGAGATAGCAACGGTAATATCAATAAACACTGTGAGAAAAAAGGCCGTTAAGAGAATCAAGAGGTCTCCTTGAGGAGCCTTTAAGAGGCGCATAAAATGCCCTATTTCGCTCATGTTCCATGATACCATGACAAGAACTGATGCAAGAGCAGCTAGAGGGATTTTGCTGACGACTGGAGCTAAGCAATACAAGATAAGCAATAAAACCAACGCATGGATCATCCCTTCTACTGGGGTTTTGGCTCCAGTCTTAACATTAGCTGCTGTCCTAGCAATAGCTCCCGTTGCTGGAATTCCCCCAAAGATAACCGAACCGAAATTTGCGATCCCTTGAGCAATCAGCTCACAATTGGAACGATGTCTACCACCAATCATCCCATCTCCAATGACCGCTGAAAGCAACGATTCTATAGCTCCAAGAAATGCGATTGTGATCCCGTCGACGAATATTTCTTTAAATTTATCTGCCGGAATAGAAAGAGATGGAAGAGAGGGGAGAGGCAAGCTTCTTGGGATTTCACCGAATCGCGATTGGATTGTCTCCACCGGCAAGTGAAACAACACACAAACGGCCGTTGCAAGAACAATTGCACAGATGCCCCAAGGGAGCCATGGGGTGAAACGGCGAATCAATAGAATGATTCCTAGGGTGCCAGCTGAAAGAGACAAAGTTACAGGATCAAAAGTCGGAAAAGCCTCGAGGTAAGAAACCCATTTTTCAATAAAATCGGCGGGGGGTGTCCCCATGTGCAAGCCGAAAAAATCTTTGATCTGTGTTGAGAAGATGATTACTGCAATCCCTGTTGTGAAACCGGTTACCAAAGGACTGGGAACATATTTGATCCAAGAGCCAATGCGGAAAATTCCCAGGAGAAGCAGAATAACAGCTGCAATCACCATTGACATGCAAAGACCTTCGTAGCCAGTTCTTTGCATGATTCCATAGATGATCACGACAAAAGCGCCTGTAGGACCTCCAATTTGGATACGACTTCCTCCAAACAGTGAAATCAGAAAACCTGCAATGACTGCGGTGTAGAGACCGCGTTCTGGACCTACATTGGACGCAATAGCAAAGGCCATTGCAAGAGGGAGGGCAATAATTCCAACCGTCAGTCCTGCCACTAAATCCTTTTTAAAAGTGGAGAAGCTATAGCCATTGCGAAGGTAGAGATAAGATTTCGGGATGAATTCGTGAAATTTAGAGAACGCCATACTAAAATCCATAGGGGAGTTACCACAAGATTATGCAATATTTTAAATATTCTCCCATCCTTTTCTGGTTATGTAACATGAAAACCCATCATTCATGATCAGGTGTTTCTGTTACATTTTTCACAAAGAATCGCAATCTTCCCCTAGAAGATGTTTTCATCCGCCACCTTTCGATTTCATAAACGCAGCGCTTCCGCACAAAGATCTTGCTTTCATCCGCCACCTTTCGTAAACTGAAAGCCAGCGGATCAAACATGAAATAACGTTTTATCCGCCAGGTTTGCTGTAAACAAAAGCAGCGGGTGAAGACAATCAGACGTAAGCCTTTGTGTAATAAAGAGATGCTAACTATGATTAGAGCTAAATAATTATTTGACAAGGAAATAAACATGGTAAAAAAGAGCCCCAAAACCAAAGATTCCGCAGAAAAAATCATTGGCCGATTAAGAGAACAGGATCTATTGAAGGATCTTATTAGCTCAAAAAAGTCAGAGTTCATAGCGGTATATGGTCGTCGTAGAGTTGGGAAAACCTATCTGATTAAAAATTTCGCAAGCTCTTTGCCGTGCGTTTTTTTCCACGTCACAGGGCTACAAAATGGCACTGCTAAAGAGCAGCAAGAAGAGTTTTCAAAACAAATAGGAGTAACTTTTTATAATGGCGCATCCATGGCCCAAAGAGAGCGTTGGAGAGATGCTTTTGAGGATTTAACCAAGGCTATTGAAGATGTTCCGAAAGATAAAACTGTGGTTCTATTCTTTGACGAGTTTCCCTGGATGGCAACACCGAGATCAAGGCTGCTCACAGCTCTGGAATTATATTGGAATCGCTATTGGGTGTTTGACAAGCGTATCAAGCTAATCATTTGTGGTTCTGCGACTTCTTGGATTATTGAGAAAATTATCAATAATAAAGGCGGCCTTCACAATAGAGTGACGCGTACCATTCACTTAAAACCGTTCTCCCTTTATGAAACGGAAAGTTTTTTAAAAGAACACCAAGTTCGTCTTGAAAAGAGACAGATCCTTGATCTTTACACTGTTCTGGGAGGCGTTCCTCTCTACTGGTCTTACGTGAGAAAAGGTCTTTCTGCTCACCAATGCATTGACGAGCTTTGCTTTCAAAGCAATGGGCCTCTTGTGAAGGAGTTTGATCGATTATTTCAGTCGCTTTTCGAAGACCCAAAACCGTATATGGATTTAATCCGAGTTCTGGCTAAGCATCACTATGGAGTAGGGCAGGCTGAATTGATCGCAAAGGCAAAGATACCGGATGGAGGCACCGCTGTTCGTAGGCTGCATCAACTAGAAGAAGCTGGATTTATTACCAGCTTGGTTCCTTATGGACATAAGGACAAAGGGGTCTATTACGTTATCGACGACGAATACAGTTTATTCTATTTACGATGGATTGAGCCAAATCTAAAAACTGTCGCTAAAAAACAGATAAATGAGGGGTTTTGGCTATCTCAATCTAGTCAGCCAAGTTGGAAATCTTGGGCAGGATATGTGTTCGAGTCTATTTGCTACAAACACATTGATCAAATTCGTCGTGCTTTAAAGATTGACCCAGGAGCTCACGTTGGCACCTGGAGGTATTCTCCAAGGACAAAAGATGGCGAAGATGGAGCTCAGATCGATTTGCTTTTTGATCGAATGGATGGGGTCATTACTGTTTGTGAAATTAAGAGTTCTGATAGTCCATTTGCGATCGATAAGTCGTATGCTCAGGAACTCACTAAGAAAGTAGACATATTTAAAAAACAAACGAGAACAAAAAAGCAGATCTTTATTGCCATGATTACTACTAGGGGATTGAAACAAACTATGTATTCCGAAGAAATTATCTCTGATCAAGTGACTCTTGAAGACCTATTTAAAGAGGTTTAGTCGTGGGAAGATTTGATGGTTGAGTAGGTCGATTTTTCATAGAGAATTCTGATGGCTATTCAATGGTTGAAACCTGGTTTTTTTGAAATTGGGAAACAGCTGTTTCCCAAATGCGTTAAATAAGATTTTTTGATAGTGTCCATGAAGAAGGATGGTTCAACTTAAAGAGGGGAGTGGATGGGAGAATTTAGAGATTTTTTGAGGGGGGATAATTTTCTAGCCAGGGCATTGACTTTTGGAATGATTCCCCTTTGCTGGCGTATTTCCATGGGTCTGGGGCGCCGGTTTGGGTATGAAGATCACTTATTGTTCATCGGGATTGTAGGAATCTGGGTGGGGGTAGTGATTGGCCACAACATGTACTATCGGTGGATTTTCCCAGAGAAAAACAAGCCTAAAAAGTGTTAAGAAGAGGCTTCTCTTTTCCTTTTCTCAATTACTGATTCCGGTATAGGTCCAAACTCGAAAGTCTTTCGAAACTCAAGAATCTCTCGCTTTAGCTTTTCTACATGCTTCTTAGGCTCATGTATTTGGCCAGGGAGAGTCACTAACTGATTACTCAGCACAGCTAGTTTATCTTTGTCTTGGAAGATTAGGTACCCTCTAGTAGAGCGAACATGCTGGCCACTTGGAGCTTTTAGCACAGACATTTTGTCGATTGAAATAACCGCAAAGAACATATTGTCCTCCAGCATTTCCTCTTTTAAAACTTTAATTCCTTGAGCATTATCCACACTCTTGAGAATCCCAATTCCAAAACCTTCAAAAGCATCTTTAAGCTCTTTTTCCCCTGATATTTTTCCCTCTAGACCTGGCAGAAAAATGATCTCAGCTTTTTTGAAATCAGCTAGGGCATTGTAAAAGCCCACACAAGCTGCCTGCTCTAGTAACCCATCCTGTGCAGTATAGCTGCCTTCGCCAAAGTCGTAAGCTTGGCAGGAAAAGACACCTTGTGGAGCATGATAGCGCCTTTCGGATATCTTCCCTTGTAATGGCGGGATTTTTCCATCCTCGGGAGGGAAAATCTCATCTCGCGGGAGATCTTTGGTTGTTTCTTTGCTTTGATCTGTTGCGGCAAAAACAGAAGTAGAAAGTAATATTAATGATGAAAGGAAATATTTATATTTAAAAAACTTTCTAACTAACAAAATTACCTCAACAAATTTTTTTAATTAGAGAATTATAGTCTTGATCTGATTTTAACAGAATACAATAAATAAGTTTGCAGCAAAGGACTAACCTGTTATGAGGGGAATAGGGGATGTAATATGAAAAGTTCAAGCCTACCGGCACAAGGGAATCTTCTCGAGTGGAACTCATTGATTGCTAAAGGGGATTTGGCCACGATTCAACGCTTAGTCGAGAAGGGAGAGCTCTCTTATAAAGACAGACTAGGGGAGTGTGGACTATCACCTCTGCATCTTGCAGCTTGGCATAATCAGCCAGAAGTATGTCGATTTCTGATTTCTCATAAGATTTCCCCATCGATCGAAGAGAGCTTTAGCTTGAAATCGCCTCTTCATATTGCCGCATATTTTGGACACTCTGAAGTAGCCAATGTTTTGCTAGAGCTAGGAGCAAAAGTAACCGGGCGCAAAGCCAGAGATTTCATTGGTGGCCACCCTATGCACTATGCTGCCTTAGGGGAGCAGGAAGAAATGATCTTTCTGTTTTTAGGAATGACTCATTTGATTGGGCCTATGGGATCAAAACCAGACTTTACCCCCAAAACCGTATGTACCATAGGAAATATTCTTGATATCCTAATCAGAAAGCGTAACTTTGCTTTATGTGACTTAATTTCCTCATCAGTAGGGATCTTAATTGTAGAGACAAATCCAAGACGCGAATCGACTCTCTATGTCGGATACGGAAATGAAAATACATGGACTCCTTTTCATAGCGCCGCTCTTCTAGGAGATAAAAGAATCGTAGAGATGCTTGTTCGCAAATTCCCATATGCCTATTGCTTCTGCGAAGATTTTGCTCATCTTTTTGATTACTCTCCTGCTGATGTCGCTTTAATGGAAGGAAATGCAGAGATTGCAAAGATATTGGGTGGAACAAAAACGGTAGGGGAGTGTCGTACGTTATTTAACTGCTATTCTCCTAAGAAGGACGCTCCTAGTTATGCTGGGGATCTCTTGAAATCTATTTCAGCGAGGGATTTTATGGTGTTGGACAAATTGATTAACGAACATGGCGAAGGCATCCTTTATTTACCTAACTTTGAGGAATCTGATAGAGGATTCTATAGAGAACAGCGAGACCTAACTGCTATTTCTCTCGTCTGTAGGTTCTTTTGTTTCCCCTTTGCGGAATGGGTGAAGAAGAGAAACATTCTTATCCCTCCTTCCCAATTTTTCGAAAGAGATACCAAGGAAGTTGTATTCTTCAATTGGCTGATGCTCGATCTTCAGCCGTATGCAACTGGATTTTTCAATAAAGTTGGTGCGGAAATCGCCCAATTATCCTAGAGAATATTCTGATTGAAGCTTACTCTTTATTTGAATAGAATGGGCACATGAACGCTAATCAAAAACACGATGCCCTTGTCAACGAGTATACAGAATCTGCCCAAACAGTTCGCAGATTCAGGATGTATGCTTTTGCCTTTCAGGCGATAATATGGGTATTGTTATTTTGTCTCAGAAGCATGCACATGCAGCAGGTGGATCTAATTGCCGTCATTCTTTTTGGAATTTTCCTGCTGAGCAGGGTCAGAGACTTTAACCTTCGAAGAAATCTTGATATCCGAATGAGCCAGATCACCTTGGAAGGGTTCAAATTGGAGAGAAGTAACCCTCGATTAGAAACCTTCTTCCATCAGGTCTTGGAACAATTCGGGCTCATTCGAATTTTCATACTTAGGGCTATGTTCGATGTAATGGCTCTTTATTTTTTTGTCAGCTCCGTCTATCGACTCTGTTTAGACCATAATCCAGATCTTGCACTAAGCATAAAAACTTTTTATCCAGCTATTGGCCTATTAGGCTTTTTTCTCGGTGATTTATACTATAAGCCACTTAAATCGGTGATGCGCGCCAAGCAGGAAGCCTTTTCAAACTGAAAAGGGGATTGGCAGATTCAGTTCATTTTGCTATTGATTTAAGTAGAGAAGGGCAAATGGATATTTGGTTTATCTTCAGTTGGATCTCTTTGGCAATTGCAGCTATCGCGATTTTTATCGGTGGCTTTATGGCTTTTTTCATGGATGATACTGCGGCCGAGCGAAGAAGGAGCTGGAAAAAATTTAAGCCAGTAATTGTTTCTCTTTTTGGAGCGTTCTTTATTTTTTTATCATTGGGTTATGTCTTTATGGACATTTCTTCAAAGCTATCTGGATAAATTAATATCTTGAAGATTTGAGCGAATTTTTGTACATTGACCTCTATGAATATTCGGCAAACTCATCAGTCCCTTTTGGAAAAATATGACGGTGGTAATCGAGTGATTAAAAAGCTCGGTACAAATGGCATGGTCATGCAGATATGCATTATCATGTCTATCAACGGCTGGAAACATAGCGGCATTTCTTACTATGAGACAGGTGCACCGTTTCTTTTCTGTTTGTCTCTTTATTTTCTGATCAAAGACTTCCTCACAATGCTTCGAATAGAGAGCAATATGGCTCAAATAATTTTAGATGGAGTTGCGCTAGAAGCTAAAAATAGCTCGGGCGATAAGGTTTTCCATCAAATACTGCGCTCCTTCAATTTCACGAACATTCTAGTTCAACGGTCCCTTGTCAATGTAATCGCATTAGGCGCCATAGGCTATTTCATGCTTGAGTTTATCAATGCCGTCTATCCTGATGTTCACATCAGTCGTTGGGTTTTAAGCCTATTCGCTTTTATCCCTAGCGTCCTTGCATCTAAGATGTACTACGATTCTCTAAAAGATCTGGACGAAGCTAAGTCCAGGGTTTTTGCTCAATAGCTATCGTTACCAGACAAGCTGCACTTTCTCTGTCGCATTGCTCTCTTGAGACGTTTTGTCATAAGCGCAGACCATAGCTGCATTTGAATGCCCTGTGACTTTCATGATATCGGTGTCCTGAAATCCCTGTTGTTTGAGGTAGGTGACCGTAGAAGCTCTCAAAACATGAGGGGTTACCTTAAATGGGACACCTGCGGCTTTTCCTGCCTTATCAAAAGTCTGAGCGAGCCTGGTCATCATGACAGGTTTTCCAGAACGAGTGATAAACACGAGGCCCGTTCTTTCTCCAATGAAGAGCTTTAGCCTATCCATGATGCTTTGAGGATAGGTGATCACCGTGGATTTTTTCGTTCCCTTGGTCTTAGATTGTTCAAATAGGATCTTTCGACGATCCCAATCGATTTGACGGATTTGAAGAGATAAGACCTCATTTGCCCTTTTGCCGCCTTGGAGGATAAGTTTTGCAATCAAGCACTCTCTTGGACTGATCTGTTCTAAAGCCTCTAAAAAGGCTATCCATTGCGCTTGAGACATTGCTAGAGTCTTTACCTTATCGTAGACGCGGAAAAAGGTTTTAGAATGGCCTTCTCTATTAGAAATCGCTCTTGCGATCATCCCTTGAGAGCGTCGATGGAGAAATCGGGTAAATGAAATATAGCAAGCAGCTCGAGATTGCCGACTGCATTCTGTCCATTCATCAACTAATTTGATCTGATCAATGATAGCTTCATGATTGACCAAAGCGAAGGCTTGAAGGCTTAAAAGAGGGGATAGAAGCCCCTTTTCAGCCAATCGACGTAATCCTGACTGGTAATTGATCCGAGTTCTTGGATTTAACGTAGCAAGCCACATCTCTGCCGCTTGCTGAACGGAAATCTGTTCTAGTTGCTGCCAAACCTTTTGAGATTGGTAGCTCTTTGCCTCTTCAAAGGTGTTAGCTACTTGTATCGATTGTGGATTTATAACCGTTGTCGTCAGTGACATTTGAATCTCCGTTTAATGTTTATAAATAGCATTATAAACATTAAAAATGCACCTAAAAAATCTGGAAATTTACATGGAGATTTAGGATCTTTGACGTCAAGTTCTCTTGTCGATTTGCCCACCTTAGATCGTTCTAGCAATTTAACCGTTGACTGCTTATATTTTCTGCTGCTACAGATACAAATAAACAAAGGACACCCAATGACTCAAGCATCCATACAACAACCGCAAGTTGGCGACGAAAATCCAGAAGCACAAAATGGACTAATCGCCAAAAGCAATAAAAAAGTGAAAGTGACAGCTTATCTAACAGAACAAGTAGAGCAAGCTCTAACAGAACTTTATATCGCTCGTTATCGAAATGACAGAAAAGTAGATCGTTCGGTCATCATCAGCGAAGCTATCCTGGCGATGTATGAAAAAGAGCACCCTTAAAGGGTAGTCAGGGCACTCAAGTCATAGGTTGCATCGGTAAGCATCAAAAATGCACCGCTTAAAGCGTCAACAATGTCGTCATGGCTGCCTTCAGGGAAGTTTTCTACTTCTCGAAGGAAAGCCTCATTCCATGGTGCCTGGAGAATTTTAATATTCCCCGCCTCGGCCTGTGAAGAAACAGGGAGAGCCCTAGTCACCTTATCCTGGGTTGCTTTGAAGGTTTTTACATTATAGCCTTGAAGCATACGCACAAGATAATCGACCTCACTGACTCCAGCTTGGCCAGGGTCTTGCTCCACACCGATTCTGACGGCCACGCCGTCTTGACTTGCTGTGTTTTTAATAGCTCCTTGGACACCCAATGGGCTCTGCTGAATTCTGACCATATCCGTGACATACAGGATGTTGTTTTTGTCCTTTTCTAGTCGCAGTCCCACAGTATAATCCGGATCGTTGTTCTCTGTTTTTTTCGTAGCCGCCCGGTCCCAATATCGAACAGCCTTTGTGCCTCCCTTGGGAATGGCTTTGACAGTTTCAAAAAAGCATCTTTGGAAGAACATCCCAGCTGTGGGTCGCACATTCCAATTTCCCATCAGAAGCTGCTCTCTCTCAAATCTAGGCAACGCCTTCAGGTTGGCTAGATAACCAGGATCTTTTTCGAGCAGAATTTTATTATCATGGATATTCGCTGCAATAAAAGAGACGCTTTTTGGCAAACAATGAGGGTCTTTCTCAAGCAACTCCTCTCGGCTAGAGCTCCAAATCGTCTCATCATTTTGAATGAAAAACCAACGAACTTTTCCACTGCGAGAGGGGATAGGGTATCCTGTACTTTCGTCGAGCCACCATGAGATAAACCTTCTTACCCAAGAATCTGGGTCAGGGTTAGTCGTTGCTCGAATATAAGGCTTCACCCCACAAGTGGATCGATTCCTTGAGAGCATATAGACAAATTGGGCCCATGAAAAGTGCGTAAGTTCATCAAACCCTATGAGAGGGATTTGCGATCCCTGCCAGTCAAAGCGTGTTTTGTCATGTTCGAGGTGAGCAAATTTTACTCGACCCTTTCCTTCAAAATCCCATTCGAGCGTTGACTCCTTTGGAACGCCATCGGCATGCGGGAAAATTTCACAGCTTGTATCCCATAGTCCACCGGGGTTTCTTACCTGTGTGCTATTTCTGCGGAAAACAACAGCAGAGAATCCGGGAATTTTTCTATGGCGCAAACATTCCGTTAGAAGAGCCCAGCTTTTTCCTCCTCCTGCAGCGCCACCATAAATCACGATATCTGCTTTATTAATTAGAAAAGATTCCTGAGGTCCTGGCTGAGGTGTAATTTTAGGCATTTGGATCCTCCACTTTCTCACCTGTGTAATCATCCCTTCCGTTGTCTGGGATGTAAATTTGAACTGGATCTTGGTCTTTGACGATGGTTTCAGTCACGATCGTCTCCCTTTGACCAAGCCATATTTTGCCCAGCCAGATGGCCATTGTGGCACTTCGCTGAGCTTGCTGAAATTGATAGCGGCGGAGGGACAGTTTATGCAGCCCATTACACCTTTTTCTTAGCTCCGCAAAACCCATACCAAAAGCCTCCCTTAATCGACGGTCTAAAGTGTCCGTACTGACCCTAAAAGCGCCTGCCACTTCCTCAGCTGTTGCTTGCAGCTCGATCCAATAAAGCACCTGATCCAAGTTAATTTCTTTCTCTGGAACCGTTCCATTCCATTGAGAGGGCGGGGAATTCGGATCCGTAGGTGCCTTTGTTTTGATCTTCGGCCTCCCGCTGGGCCTGCCTGTTGGTTTTCTAGGCATAGACTTCTCCATTCAGCTTGATCTCGCAAGGCTCGTTACGCTGAAGCTTGTACTTGCGATACCGATCCACAATGACATCGCAATACTTTGGATCTAGCTCACACCCAAAGCACCGGCGATTCAGCTGTTCTGCGGCAATTAGTGTTGACCCTGAACCAAGGAAGAAGTCGAAGACGAGGTCGTTCTTTTTAGAGCTGTTATTGATTAGGTATCCAATCAATGGGATTGGCTTCATGGTTGGGTGCTCTGCATTCCGTTGGGGCCGGTCAAACTTGAGGAGGGTGGTTTGCTTACGGTTGCTATACCAGCGATGCTTCTCTCCCTCTTTCCATCCATAGAGCACTGGGTCATGATCTGTGTACTCTTTGCCACCGAAAAGCACGGGCTCATGCTGCCATTGGTAATCTTGCCTTCCGAGCACAAAAGAATTCTTCAACCAGATGAGGCATTGAGTCATTTTCAAATTGGCCTCGCGGAAAAATCGTCTAAACTTTTCCCCTTCTGAGTCAGCGTGAAAAACATAGATTCCCGCTCCCTCTTTCATGAAGATGAACGCATTCACATAGAAGTCCCTTAAAAGAGCTTCAAAGTCTTCGCTCGATAGGTTGTCGTTTTTGATAGTGAGCTGATCTTTCGTTCCTCCTTTATAAGCAACGTTATAGGGAGGATCCGTAATGACAAGGTCAATTAGCTCTGAATCCAGGACTTTTTCAATGTCTCCGTGCAGGGTAGCCGAGCCGCAAATCAAGCGATGGCGTCCCAGCTGATAAATATCCCCTGGTTTTGTCTTCGGTTCATCAGGGACTTCCTCCTCGTATCCATCATCGATCGCCTCAATGTTTTCGGGATCTGGCACTTCAAGTTCGTCTTCCGTAAACCCCCAAGCGAACAGGTCTTTGACCTCCCATTCATTGGCCAAGCGGTCCCAATCCCATTCACCTGTGTTTTTATTGCTTCGGATGAGGTATTCTTCAGCCTCTTTTGGCTCTAATTGACGGTTGGGAACTCTCACCTCGATCTCTTCTTTTCCACGCCCTAGAGCTTTCAGAGCTCTTATCCTCATGTGTCCAGCAAGAATGGTATTGTCCAAGTTCACCACAACGGTTTCTACATAGTTAAAGCTCTTAATCGAGTCTTTAAGCTTTTCCATTTGTTCCTTGGTTATCTTTCGCGGATTTTTATCGTGCTCCTTCAAATCCTTGATTTTTCGCATTTCCGTATGCCAGACTAGCTCCACAAGAATTTCAGCTGCTGGTTCAACGTCTTCTTCTATGGAGGGGGCAGGCGGTTGCTTTTTACTCTTAGCCATTTTGTCTCTCTGGTTAAATTTTTTTCGCCCAAACAGCTTGTAGACCAATTTCTTGCTAAAAGTTGGGCAAGAATTAGTAGCGTGCTTGGTGTTTGAGTATTAAGAGAGTAATTGGGGAGTAGAGGCTGAGGGTCGTTGAGTAGAAGCCAATTGGCTTAATTAAACTTTGCTTACAATTTCGATGGTAATAGGATAGAGCTCCTCAACCATCTTCCGCTTTGTTTGACTTAGGGCTGTATCCTTGCCCTTTGTATCCACGAAGCTAATTTCTCCATTGGCATAAAAAACCTGAAAATCGCAGACGTAGCGGACTTTCCCTGGCAAATCAAAAGGAATTTGTCTGAGGAAAAAGAGCACTTCTCCCGTCTTTTGTAAGAGCTGCAGCCTATCGTAGTAGCTTCGCTCCAATTTCGATGGAAACTTCTTCCCATCTCTTTCACAAGGGATCGCGCCGAATTTATGCCTTCGCTGCCTCCCCATATTCTTCTTAAATATGATAGCCATAACTCCTTCTCGATAAGTTGATTTTTGGACATTTGAACTCACAAAAAAATCTTTTCTTTTTACACTCTACCATTCATATATACTGTATAAGACACCATCTTGCAACAAGATGCATAGGAGACAAAAAGTTAAATGCACATCTGCACTTTTCCCCATGACCAATTTGATGTTCATTTACAACCACAACGATTGAATATTATTTTAGCTCAAGAGGGAAATCTTTATTTACCTGAAGCTTCAACAGAATCGATCTGGCTTCAGATTCTATTTACTGAGAAAGGATCTTTTACTATCTTCAGCAAAGAAAAAGAGATATGCCTAGGCAATTTTCACGGGCCTTCAGTAACGACCAACCCAGATAAATCAGTTCATACAAGACCCGGCGAGCCCATGTTTGATACCCAGCCTCAATTCATTTACGTCCCAGAAAAAAAGTTCTGGTATTGTTTGACTCAAGGGTGTTTAATTTTCCCAGAAGAAATGGCTGAAGTGAGCAATAGGGGGTGAGTATGCAATCAGAAACTTGGGGTTATAGCTTTGATGAGAAACCTCCTGAAGTAGGCGAGTACTTTCATTTCAAACTCAAGAGATGCCCGGACCCGAAGGGTGCCTTTTCTTGTTGCGGAGTCGGGAAAATGGGAAAAGAGGGGATTAAAGTGATTAGTCCGGTCACTTGTGTTGACCTTCAACCAGATGACGAAATCGATCAGTGGAGAAGCTGTCCAATCACCGATGAACTATGGGAACAAGCCTCTTCCGCGTCTCTTCCTGTATAAATTCCGTCCCAATTCAAAATCGACCTCAAGAAACAGGGCTAGAATCGTCTATCGATAATAGGGTAGTGGTTATAGTCGTTTTCTATGAATAAAGCGAAAGGATGGGTCTTATGACGTCTTTTTCGATTTTTCCTGAACCTCTTGCTCTCTCTTGTTCCAAAGATAGAGAACATAGGCAAAAAATGGGTTAACACCAGCCCACATGAGCAGATTTTTAACCCACTCCGGTCTAATTTGTGAATTTCCCGTAAAGATCGATACTCCTTCCATCAAAATAGCAAAACCAAAATAGACAGTCGAAAATACCCACATGAATTTAAAAATGTTGCGTAGGTTTGGGATAACAGACATATTGTCAAATACCTGATCAAGAAAAGGAGGCTTTTTGTCCAT